CTAAAGAAACCTACCTTTTGAAACTTTTGAAACCACTTATCTTGGTAACGTGGCTCTCTTTGCCCTGTACTCGTCCACTTCTTCCCTTAACATTTTAACTTCGTTTGTCAACCGATAGATGATGGCTTCTTGTTCCTCTACAAGTTTAACAAAGTCAGTTGCGTTTGATGCTGTGGATGTGTCCGATTCGTTTAATTCATATTGTTTACCCGTCATAAGCCATTCTATATCACATCCTAATTCTCTTAGCTTAGACTGTGTAACATTGCCCGGAGTTGTACGGTTAGATAAGTAAGCCGTTAACGCTTGAGGTTGTAAGCCCATTTGCCTTGCTAATTCAGAAGTTGAACCAAATTTTGTCTTAGCAAAGTGTCTTAGTCGGTCGCCGATAGTATCCATAATCAATTTAGATTAAAAAATTATACAAAAATATTTGCATGTTTCAACAATATAGCTTAACTTTGCACCGTGAAGTTAATACGAATTACTTACGGAGTATTTATGAAGTTGAAAATTACAAAAACAATGCCAAAGAGATGGGGTGTTTTTAAGCAAATCGCTGAAGAAATGAATGTAGGCATAAACACGGTATGGCAAGGAGTCAAGCGTGGAAGCCCAAAATACATGCAGCGATACAATGCTTTGATGGATCAGCGAAAATCGGAATGGATGAAACTTCAACAGCATTTAGGAGGTACACAATGAACGGCTTATTCCCAAACATCGTACCGGAACTTTCGAGTGTCCTTATCTCTGACAGGTTCTACAATGTCCTATTCCTTGACGCATACCACTGGGGTGATGTCAATCAAATAGAGGATGACAAGTACTCTGTGTTTATGCGTGACAAAGGTGCTTTCTTTGTTGGTACTCTTGAAGAGTGTCTTGACAATCTAATGATAGGAGTGGTCAATGTATAGTGCACAACTCCAAACGGCTGAGTATTACACTGCCGATCATCTCGCCGCTTTAGCAAGAGTAAGCCCACAGGCGGTAAACAAACGCCTTCGCAACTCTTCTTTATGCTTAGGATTTATACAGACTGATGGCAGACCTACTCGAATCTATCGTAAAGAAGCTCTACGCCTTTGGCAACCGGAGCAAGCGGCTGCAACATCGGTGCGAAAGAACCGCAACGATAAAGGCAAAACACGTACTCGCAATGAACAATGTGTCGAATGGCTTGTTGCTCTCTCCTTCGCTGAGTATATGTCGAATGCAATGAAGGATGTCCGCTCCGCCTGCCGTCGTGCAATCGTTCAAGCGGTTCATCTTGTCGAATCCGGTAATGCTATTCAGTTCACCATTGATGACATTCGCGTTTGCGCAGAGAATGAATGGTTGTACAAAAAGCACGTTGCACGTTCGGACAAGTACTTCAAAGGACCTGTCTATACTGATGGTTGGCAACAGAAACACACGCTCAAATGGCACAAACACACTGATGCTCTCACTACCGGTCACGTCAAGTACAACTTCTGGAAGCTCGCAGAGAATGACCTTGGTTGTGGTCGTGGTCGTGGGTTTGCTCGGTTCATCATGCTTGATGACCGCAAAGGAGATGCGTGGACACTTGACAAAGACACAGGTGCGACAAAGATGCGTTATGGTGTGTATGCTTGGTGCGTGTTGACTGGTGCTTTATTGTGGGTTGAACAATGCGAAACAGTCACGGCACAGACCTATGTTCGTGCAATTGTCAATACAATCTATGCTCATGGTCTTGATTGTCCGGTGTTTTTCATGGAGAACTCACGTGCCGCAATTGCTGATCAAGTTGAAGGTGTGGTCAAATCACTTTACAATGACAGTGACCGCCAAGTACTTGCATCAGAACAATACAAAATGTTATTCCGTAGTGAATCCGGTATTGTCCGCAATTGTCCGCATATACCACGTGACCTTGGTAAAGCAAAAGGTGAACGCTTATTCGCTGAAATCAAGCGCAGTGACTCATTGAACTTCCCTCAATCATTCCATGGCGCAGGTCTGCATGAAGCCGTGCAGCTCGAACGTAAGCAAATGCCTATACTCGGAGCATACACACCTAACGCATCTGAATACTTTGATACACTCTATAACTACGCATACTCTGAGCATCTTAATGTACAACGTGACTCACTGAAGGAATGGGCTATAGCTCACAAATCCGAGCCGACATATACGGCAATGATGGAATACTATATGCCTGAGACAAAGGTTTATCCTTCGCCTGTTCAACTTGCTAACTTGTTGTATTACTCTATGCCTATACATCAAGTGCAACTCACAGAAGCTGGTTCGCTACGTGTCACAATGAACAACAGAAAGCTCAATCTTCGTGCTCAAGAGTTGTATGATTATTCTTTACTCAAAGCAAAGCTGCACGTGTGCGCCATACCGAACGATGACCGCTATCTCGTGTTCATTCCTTCAACAAAGACCGAGTTACCGCAACTTGTCTGCATAGCCGAAGATTACACAGTCACACAAGCCGAAGACATCAGATTCCGCCAACAATCAAGGCAGTTGCGCGAAGGATACCGTGCCAAACGTGAAGCCGAAACCGAAGCGACCTACGCAAAAGCAGGTGTCAGTGCTGATGAACTCATAAAGAGCAGAACGCTTGCACCAAAACAAGTGACCGCACCTGCAACAATCATCAGTTTGCCGATGGATGAGCAGTATGTGATTGATGCAACTGTGTATGATGAACCAATTACCGAAGATACTTCCAACGATGACGAGTTCAAGCTCGACATTGATTTATTCTAATTATTACTAAGGAGCCGACAATGGCAAAAGCGAACACCGCTCTAATGATGAGCAAACCGACGGACTTAGCGTCCGAGTTCCCTGCAACAAACTTTCTTGCAGAGTCCGTGAGCAAAGAGATTGCAACTTTACTCCAAAAAAGTGAGAGCAAGTTGCGTTCTGCAAGTATCCAAAAGGCTGAATTGATGCGTGAATATGAACGCATACAAGCTCGCATCAATAACATGACAGAGTTGCAAAAGCTACTCGCACAGCAGCGCGAATTGAAAACAAAAATTAAACAGATGAGCGCACTCATTGACTCGCTTGGCTTTAGCATGAACGAAACTCTCACTCAAGCACTTGAGCATGTCGAAGGTAAAACGCTAACCGAAAAAGCAAAGACTTTACGAGGTGAAAGATGAGAAAGAAACTCATCATAGAAGCGCAGTTTGATGACAAAGGCAAAGTGCTCAATTTCTCTGTCAGCCGCGAAATGACTGATGATGAGTTCGTGTTGCTTTTCGCCACAATCTATGGTCGCTCGCTCAAGTTTGCAGAGCTATTCACCGCCGTGAACAAGTCATTGCACACAATAGCCGCAGAAAAGAAAGTACGCGATGAGTATTACAACATGTTGCGCAACATCAGCATCATTGATACCGACACAGGCGAAGTTTTGCAAGAAATACCGGCAGGAGTACGATGATGGAAAACCTCATGCTTTTAATTAGCTTCATACTACTAACCGCACTCGCCGCATCAGCTCTGTTCTTGTCCGGGCTTATGGCTTATCATCTCTCGATGTGGATAGTGTACAAAATCAGACAAAGACAGCATGACATTCTATCACCGCGCTTAAGAAAGGAGTTACGACATGGCAGAAGATAAACGCAAACAGCTTTACAAGCAGCTATACATGACATCAATGTCCACGTCCGGAACAACCGACCGTGAGTATATCCGAGAACGCCGTGACATGGCAATCAAAGAAGTCACAACAATCACTCGCGGCGATAGATGGACTGTCGAATATAAGAACTGCACCATTGCGGAATTGATAGCTGCAAAGAACTATCTCGAAAAAGGGCGTGCCGCTCTATCCGGCTTAAAGCGTATAGATGAACCCGGACGGAACAAGTATGCTACACAACCGCAAATCAAAAAGATGCACTATCTGTTGCTTGGTTGTGCAATCCACTATGCACCGACATTGCCAACCAAGTTTGGTGAAATCGTGCTCGAAGGTGATGCCCTAAGAAACAGACGTTACCAAGATTTTGAGAGTGGCAATGGATTGAGCAGCAGTTGCAAGCATACATGCTACCGATGGGCTATACCGAAGATACACAGATTGCTCGCAGAAAAAGGTTTGAGGACCTACAACAACCAAGACTGGGAGTCAAAGATTTACATACAATGGTCAGACATCAAGCGCGAAGAAGCCGATGAAATCATACGCTATTTCAGTCAGATGTACAACCAAATCCAAGAGCGTTACCGTCCCGTTTCAAATAACAATTATTCATTAAACTAAGGAGAGCCGACAATGGCTAAAGAGAAAAAGGTCTGGAAAACAGCCAAAGGTGAAATCGTACCTGCCGAGGTCGTATCGGCACACGATAAAAAGAAAGAGAAAGTGGTCTTAAAAATTGCAAAGCAAGCACTTACTGTCAGCAAGTTACTTGTTGAATTGAAGGCAATCACAGAAAGTGATGTGAACAAGCTCTACAATGAACACTTACGTATCAAAGGCATAGAACCCGGCGAACGTAAAGAGAACTACACTCTCTACTCATTCGACCGTGAATGGAAAATTGAGATAAGCCGTGCAGATACTGTCACCTTCGATGACAATATCAATGTTGTGAAGCAATTACTTGACGAGTACATTGAAGATGTTACCAACCAAGCAAGCAGCGACATACAAGTGCTTGTACAATCAGCATTCAAGACACGCAAAGGACAACTTGACAAAGCTCGCTTGTTCTCTCTGTTCCAATACGAGATAGAGCATCCATTGTGGAAGCGTGCGATGGAAGAACTAAAGCAATCAATTGATGTGCAGTCATCGAAGAAGTACATTAAGATAATGCGACGTGATGAGAATGAAGATTATGTCTTAGTCCCTTTGTCATTTTCAGCAGTGTGAGGTAACAATGGAAGTTCCGGTATTATCAAACCAAATTACCAATGAAGAGCTGGTGCATGATAGCAATATCTATGTACTTGATGTCAGAACAATAGAACCTCACCCCGAAAATGCCATGTTTGACACCGATGACCAAGAAGATGATGAACTTGCAATCTCTATCTCCAACCTTGGACAACTTCAAGCAGCAATCGTGAACCGTCGTCCGGACGGTGTATTGCGGATGGTATCAGGGCATCGCCGTCGTGAGGCTCTTATTCGCAATCACATCTATTTAATGAGATGTGAAATCATCTCCGTGAACGATGATGAAGAACTCGTCATGCTCTTCCATAACAACCTTGGAAGAGGGCTGAAAGAGCATTACAAAATACGCTTTTTTAAGGCGGTCAATCAATTTCTGTACCAAATCAAAAGCGGTCAAGAATTATCAAGCACTTACAATGATGATGAACTCGCAAATACGCTTTTCGTGCACATCTTGCAAAAATGGGGTGAAAGTAGCACGAAGGGTTGGCGGAGATGGGAAATCATTGAGATGATAACAGGGTTCTCACGCCGCGAACAAGAGGTTCTCACACGCGCTTGTGACACCAAGTATCGTGAGTCTGTTCTCGCTTCAATCAAAAATGAGAAACATCGCACAAAGGTACGTAAAGTGTGGGAACAACTTGAGCATCAAGCAATGAACGGCGAAATACCGCTGGCTCTTCTTGATTCCGAAGTGAAAGCTCTCGAAAAGAAACTCGAAGAGAAACCGACAAAGGCAACAAAGCCGACAAAGGTAACGATGCCATCGCCGGTGATTGCAGAAGAACAGAGCACATATTTGTCTGACAATGAAGTTGATTTCATTGATGCGTACAATGCCAAGATTAAGAAACTATGTAAGGCTCACAAGCTACCTTTTGAAGTCCCTACCTTCCGCTTCTTTTTCGACATGACGGAACTCTTCAACACATTCAATGCTGCATCGGAGATTGAAGATGACAATTGAGCAACTTGAACAACTTGCTGATAAGCCCTCATGTGTCGAAGACTGCATCGCATGGGGTCAAGTCATCGGGCTATCCGAAGAAGAGTGTGCTTTGTATTACTTCCATTATGACTCATTTAACTGGGTGATCACGCGCGAGGACGGTGCATTGATGGCTATTCGCAATTGGAAGTCCTACATGGGCAAATGGAAGGTCAAATCACAAATACTTAGCCGTCAAGCGGCGGCTAAGTTGGAACATTGGAAGCAACAAGATGCACGCCGTCAAGCCGAGCGAAGCCGTGAGTATCAGCTGAGAGCGAAAGAAGGGCAAAAGGTTGCATCAGCAATCAATCACGATGGATGGAACGATTACGCATGGTACTTGGAACAAGTGCAAGTGTATGGTGCTAAGGTCAATTTACGCTTAATCAAATCTGAACGTGATGGTCAACCTGTCTGGAGATACAAATGAATTGTCCGGTGTGTGAGAGTCGGAATTTGAAAACAATCAAAACAGAACGTCACGAAACGTGTGTTTTCCGTGAACGCTACTGTAAGGACTGCAACACACACTTCGACACCACGGAGTCCACAACTCACGTGCAAGTATTGAACGGCAAAGTCAAGCGCAAAGAGCACATCGAACTTAAACGATTTAACAGTGAGGGGTGGAGAGATGTAGTGCTCGACCTCAAAAAGCACCCTTCACAAATTAACATATTTGATAAAAAACAATGATTGAACAAAGATTCCGAATAATCGAAACAGATAAACGGCAGATACTATTCATTAAGCAATGTGATAATGATGGTGATCCTGCTATCATGATACAGTTTTTCCTAAATGATAGGAAGCAACCTGACTATATTCAACATAGCTTTGAGACAGAAGCTGTGCGTGATGCTCTATTCAACAATCCTGTAGAGGCTGTAAACACTATGCAACTTGAGAGGATATTTGAACAATGGGAGCAGATAGCAAAAGATGTGGACACTGACTCTGATGGTGATGAGACGCAAACAATCGGATTTGTAAAGAGAACGCCTCGTGATATTGCCACGGACTCTATTGATGATGAGCAAGGAGACTAACATGGCAATCACAATTGATTACAAACCGTACAATGAGCAAGAGATTTATGAGCTGCTTGCTGCCATTGATAAATACGTACCACCTTTGAATAAAATTCAAGGTATGGGCATCACAACGTTCCTTGACGAGAATAATCTTGCACATGTTTATGGTATCCGTTATTCTCTTGAAGACAAGTACAAAACTCTAAGAGCTTTTAACGCAACGTATCGTGGCAGACCTTTACTCTTTGATACAATGCAAAGGGCACAAGTAGTCCTTGATAAACTCCGAGAAAAACGCAAAGAACAAATCGCTGCCATCAAGAAAATGAAAAAGAAAGTAGGTGTCAAATGACGGTCGAAGAGATACTTGAAAGACTCAAGGGTTTACAACGGTATCATGTGGTTGCGAGTGAGTACTTCTGGGGTGGTACATCGCTTGAGAAAAGTGATAATGGATACTACGTTCAATCTAATCAGATTGATAAACTAATTCATGAGATAGAGGCAACACAATGACCATTGCACAGATAACACGGACTATCCGTTTGCTGATTGAGCAAATGGTTGTTGAAGGTAAGACTCTGCAAGAGATTACCGACACTGTCTCATTATATACATCAAATTTCTCTTTCGCCGTTCGGAACAAGCTCGAAGACTTTAGCTTTTCCGAAAGTTTATTACGCAATACAGCATCACCTGCCTTTCGTAGTGACATTGGTGAACTGTATCGCAATTCTCAATCGCAGGTAGCACGTCAATCAGGACGTGTGGTGCAAGATGTCAATCGCATACTCACTGATGGCTTCGCGGCAGGCAAAAGCACAGGTCAACTGATGAACGAACTTGAATATGCTTTGAATGTTCGCAAAGATGTCATGAACACGATTATCGAAACATCAGCTCGCGGCTTTGACCGAGTGTCAACCTTGGCATCAGCAGAGAAAGCAGGCATCTCACGTTTTCGCTACGACGGTCCGAAAACGAATACTCGCGCTTTTTGCGAAGACCTGATGGAGCTGTCAGCACGTGGTGAATCGTGGACACTTGACGAAATCAAAAAGATGGACAATGGGCACGGTCTGCCTGCACATGTTCACTGTGGTGGTTACAATTGCCGTCACCGTTGGAAACCATTATTTTCTTAACTTTGGGAGCGTAATGCTCCCTTTTTTATTTATGAGGTATTTATGAAAACGTTATTATTACTTGTCTTTATCACAATCGCTATGCAAGCGCAAAAGCAACCTTACATTCACACCTTTGATTTCTCATTGGTCGGCAAACTACCTGAAGAAGTTGAAGCCATTTGTGGTCGTGGCTACGAAGAGTCCGAAGAAGGCAATATGCTCTATCACTCATATAGCTCACCAATGCTTGACACTATGAGAGTACAATCAATCAATTACAACTTTCGCAAGAATGCACTTGTAGGTCAAGATGTCATCATTGACTACATTGATGAGAACAATGTCCGACTCTTCTATTCGATGAAAGAAAAACTCACGGCAAAGTATGGTAAGCCAAGCAAAGAGAAAAAGGTCAAACAGTACAAGACTGACCAAGAACTCTACAAGGCAATAATGCAAGAGAAAACCGAGTATGCCGCTGAATGGAAACAAGGCAAATTCACAGTATATCTTTATGTGTCATGGGCAAACCCGGAGCATACTCCCACATTACGCATGATATGGGTGAAACGCTAAAACCTTCTTGCTGATTCCGACAACATGGTCACTCTCAAAGCCCGTCAAAAGCGGGCTTTTTTGTTATATGTACCGCTGCCTTTTATACCCTGTTTTACTGCTTTAATTTCGCACCACAAACGATGACTCACACATCATCTATGGGGTGGTTTGATGAGAAAACTTCCACCCCAAACTTTAACCTTATTTTGTTTACTCGTATGAAAGAATGGTTCAAAAAACTCCTTGAAGCGTTTTCAAAGCCCGAAGCGGAGCGTGCCGCTGCCATTGCTGCACTCGGTGATCCGCCTGAGTTCCCTGCTGCCGGAGCTACTCCACCTGCTGCCGGAGCTACTCCGCCTGCTGCAGGAGCTACGGACTCCCAAACACAGCAAACGATTTTGGCACAATCAAAAATGATTGAAGACTTGACCAAAACCATTGCGGAGATGAAGAAGGCACAAGATGATCGGTCTGCCGCTTTCGAGGCTCAAACTAAAAAAGAACTTGAGCAAAAGATTGCAGCAAAACTTGAAGAGGCAAAGAAAACCGGTCGGATTGCAGCGAAGGATGATGCTAATGAGGCGTTTTGGAAAAAGCAATTTGATGAGTCGGCTAAGGTGCTTGATAGCTTGCCTGCCAAAACCACATCGCAGTCACAAAGCCAACAGCAACAACAGCCCGGTCAAGGAACCGCCGGTACAGGGACTCCACCTGTCGCAGATTTACGCCGTGCTGCTGCTGAGGCATTCTCAAACAACTAAGATTTTCCCATTTATACATAAAGGTAGTCACAATGAGACTTAACCAAATCAATGCTTCGGACGGGCAACCAGGCGATAACCCTGCATTGCGTTCGCTCGCAATAGCTGCTATGACGGCAGCCGCTCCGATACTGAACTATGCCGAGTTCTACACAATGGTCGGTAATGCTGACAAGGTAGCAAAAGCAAGCACTGCCAAAGGTGGTGCAGTTCGTGCAATTAACGATGATTTCGAAGCAACTAATACCACAGTTGCTTTTGCTGATGCGACTCTGACAATACTTGGTGACATGATTGCCACTGACCAAGCACTTGAGCGACGTGGTTACACAGTTACTTCTGAGCGTGCTCGCCAGCTCGAAGAGTTTTGCCGAGGCATGGGGCGTTTCTTCACCGATCAGATTGTCAATGGTGATGGTACATCTAATGCTTTGACAGGCGTAAAATCACTTATGCCTTCAGGTCAGATTTTGAAGTACGGTGGTAATAATGGTGGGACTGTGCTGCTTGGCAACTCGGACACCAACAAGACCACACAGCAAAACTTCATCGAAGCACTTGACGAGTTAATCAGTATGGTCTCCGGTGGTGCGACTGTGTTAATCTGCAATGACAAGGTACGTGCTCGCTTGCAATCTGTTCTACGTGAATATGTGACGGTAACAACAATCACAGATGCGATGGGTCAGCCGATGCAGCTTGTTTCCTACAATGGCATTCCGCTTATTGATGCCGGTTACAAAAAAGACGGTACCACTAAAATCATCACCAACACCGAAACGCTGGGTACAAGCTCCGGTGTTTGCTCTTCGCTTTATGCAATCCGTTTTGGTGAGCGCATTGACTTGTCAATTGCTACCACAAATGGATTGAATGTCAAAGATCTTGGATTGGTTGGCAACAAGTACAACACATCCGTAGAGTTTGATGCTGGTACATTGCTTCAAAATGATAAGGCTATTGCAGTGATGCAGGGCATCAAGTTAGCGTAGTCATCCTAACTATAATGTCAAAGGGGTGGGCTTCACCACCCCTCACTTTAAGGAGACTACATGGAAATATTGGTATGGGCACTCGGTGTCATCAGTGCATTGCTTGTTGCTTTCATCAGTTGGATTGCTTCGGCAGTTGTTGACATAAAAAAGAGCATTGCAGTGATTGATGAAAAGCTATCACAAGGCGATAAACGGCATGGTGATTTTGATAATCGAATCAGTCATCTCGAAGAGCAAATCAGTAGTATGCAAACAGACATTGCAGTAATTAAAGCAAAGGCAAAACCATGAAACTTGACAATTTTACCGAAGCACAAAAGATAGTTCTCACTCAGCTGATGGAACAACTTGAGCAAACAAAAGAACCGACCACAAACAGCAATGATGCGGCACGCTTCAAGTTTGCAGGCATCTTGTTCACACTTGGCTTGACAGCAGTGACGAGCAGCTACTTCGCCGCTCCGGTTGCTTTCATACCATCGTTCGTGGTGTTCTTTGTTGGGCTTTCATCATTACTGTTATTAGTCATTGACAAGTTCGTTTTCCCGGAAGCGGACACATTCCAAAAAATTAGCGAGGATAGCCGTGCGACAGCTCTTGTATTCTTTAGCTTTTGCGTTCTTATCGTTGGTAGCGTTGTGGCAGGTTCCGCTTTGGTGCAAGTTCCACCACCGCCAAGCGAGCAGATACAAACAAGTACCGCTCCACTTAGCTCTGGCACTGAAGGACGAGGGCATCAGGGAACGCCCGATACGCTCGAACTCCGGTGATTCTATTGACCGATGGAATAAACACTTCGGTCTTCGCAAAGTTCCTTGGTGCGCTACTTGGCTTTCGGCAAAACTTCGACATGCAAATGTCAAGATGCGAGGGTCTGCAAGAGCGCGGGACTTTGTAACAAAACAGAGTTACTCAATCAAGTCAGTTATCTATAACATTTACAAACCAAAGCCCGGTGATTTACGGGTGAAAGCAAGAAAAGGTGGCAACCATGTGGATATTATCGAATCAGACACTACGCTCATCGGCGGCAATGTCTCGGATGCCGTCACCCGAAGGAAGTGGTCACTTGCTTCGTTTGTCCGTGATGGTACTACTCATATCACTCCTGTTAGCAGTCGCAGGGTGTGGATTCCTGCAAACCACAGCAGACGTAGCCAACACACTGCAAAGAGCCTTCGCAGGTCGCAACGCTCAAGTGAAGATTGAACGCAATGCCGACACCATCACAGTCATCCGCACTTATCCGGGCACGGTGGTGAATCTCTATGCAAATGTGGATTCTACCTATCGGCTTAATAGTGGTGACTTAATGACGGTACGATGGGCTGGGCAAAACCGAGCAATCCTTGTTGCCGAGATTGTACCGGATACTGTAAAGGTGGTAAAACCATGAGTGCAGTGTTACGCATAGTGCAAGGTGACAGCGCACCACAGATCGTGAAGTGTTATCAGGATGGTCAGCCATTGAATATCACCGGATACACATTTCAGTTTACCGCGAAGGAATCGGTCAATGATGCTGATGCTGATGCAGCTATCAGTATTGATTGGTCAACTCATACAGATGCCGCGAACGGTGAAACATTGCTTGACATACCACCAAGCGCAACGAAAAACTTAGAGCCGGGCACGTATGTGTTTGACATACAGTTCAAAAATGGTTCAAATGTAAAGACATTACTCATAGGCAAACTTGAAGTGATTGCAGAGGTGACGCGAAGATGAGCGATATAGTTGCACGCATAGCGAACAATATCATCAAAGCAGATTTGCGAGAGAATGTCATTGAAGCTCGCATTGATGGTGCGGTGGTGAGTGTTGATGGCAATGCAGCGGAGACAGTCTATGGCGAAGTACCAACGGGCACAATCAATGGCTCGAACGCAACATTCACAACAGCATTTGACTTTGTGCCAGAAACGGTGCAAGTGATACTTAACGGTATGATTCAAAAGCGTGTTCAAGATTACAACACATCAGGGACTGAGACAATTACACTCAACGTTTCGCCAAGTTCGGGTGAAACTTTAACAATCAACTATCAAAAGGCTTAACAATGCCAGCTACACAGATACAGACAAGACAGATTGCAGACGGTGCAATAGACAACAGCAAAGTGGCGGCAGGCGCAGCCATAGCAACAAGCAAACTTGCGCTCAACGGTACGATTGTGCTACGCGATGGTTCGGCTGCGATGACAGGTAACTTCGACGCAGGCAACAACCGTATTGTGAATGTCAGCACACCGTCATCGAACAATGACGCGGCGAATAAAAGCTATGTGGACACAGCGGTTGCATCGCTCCCAAGCGCGTACAAATACCGCAACGTTCGAGCAGCTTCAACAGGTAATGTGGACACTTCCTCAGCACCTTCGACACTCGACGGTGTGACACTTGCAGCAAATAACCGACTATTGCTCAAAAATCAAAGCACACAAAGTCAGAACGGTATCTATGTCTTTGCCTCGGCAGGCGCAGCACTTACAAGAGCAACAGACTCGGACGCTTGGGACGAGATTACAGGTACGCTTGTCTTTGTGGACGAAGGAACCACGAACGCTGACACTGCATACTATTGCACAGCCAACAGCGGCGGCACACTTGGCAGCACGGCAATCACTTACTCGCAAGATGGTAGCGGCGGGCTTGTGTCCTCCAACTTCGTGGACAAAGAGGTTCCATCAGGCTCCATCAATGGCAGCAATACATCGTTCACGCTTGCAAACACACCTGTCTCAGGTTCTGAGCATGTTTACTTGAACGGCTTACTCATGCGCTCAGGTGCCGGTAATGATTATACCATCACCGGCACGACAATCACGATGGCAACAGCACCACTCAGCGGTGAGTTCATTTGTGTATCGTACAGGAAGTAAGGGGTGATTCATGCCGGAAACCAAAGTAGCAAATAGGCATACAGGGTTTTGTGCCAAGTCAAAGTCAGGCGATGAAAGCGTAACAAGTAGCACGACATCGCAGAACGATGACCATCTTGTCTTTAATGTTGGAGCGAGTGAAACATGGCTTATTCAATATGACATTTTTCTCACCGTTGGTGCATCCACCAATTTTAAGTGGGAGCTGAGCGTACCATCGGGTGCGGCAGCGGCTGCCCATGTAAAGGTTCCGAACAACAGTACCTGCGCAGATATAAGCGATGCAACAGCCGGCACAACGACGACGACAAGTGCAGCTTCGGGCTCAAATCACGCGCACTATCAAATATTTGCGAAAGTCACAAGTAGCTCAACGGCAGGCGCTGTGCAATTACAATGGGCACAAGGTACAAGCAGCGCCACTGCCTTGACACTTAAGTCACGTTCTAAATTAGTAGCAGTAAGGGAGTAAGTATGTGGACATTTGAACAAATGAACGAAAACGGTGACTATGTTTTGCGGCATCCTGACCACGGCAAGATGACTGTGGGTGCATGGGCGGAAGATAATCCGAGCGGAGCAAACAATGTTGAACAAGCCATAGAGATTGCCGAAAGAGCATTCACTATAACCCAAGGCGAAAACAATGGCTGATACACGCAAATGGATATATAAAATTAGCAACTAACTTTTTATACATAGAAGGACACTAAAATGGCAGCTCCTCACTTTGATGACATGATCATCATAAATGGCTTACCCGTCGCATGGGTATGCCCTATCGAATATGCAGTCGGTGGTGATACACTTATTGTGCATGACACTACCACTACCAAGCGCGCCCGATTTGTAAACACACAGAACACGACTATCGCTTTTGTTCGACCTGAATCCACTTCGGCAGCGGTTGAATATCTTGAGATAGTCACTGCTGACAATACGACGTTGCGCTTTGAGAAATCAAAGACTATTCTCGACAAGACCGGTGCAGTTGTGTCTGACACGAACTCCGCTTCGAGTACGGTCAAGGGCAAAATCTCATTCGTGGCAACCCAAGGTGATTATGATTCCGGTTCCGCATCAGACAAGTACGTAAGCTACTTGAACAAGCTCAAAACCATTCATGCAAGTGAATGTCTTGTGTGCGTACCTGTTGGTCACACTGCCAACGGTGACAAATCAGCAACGCCGGGCTATGCTTTCATTATCGGCACACTTGACACGGATGCAAGTCATGCCGTTGGTGCTTATGCGAACCCTGCCGTCACTCTCTCATTCAGTTCAAAGAGCATCAATATCGGTACTCTTGACGCGACAGAAGGTGTTGCAGAGGCAGGAACACCGGGCACACCGACAAGCCCTGCAAATAGCTTAACTCTTGGCGGTCAGCTCTTGCCTCGCTCATTGAGTTCGGGCAGCCCGGCTGGCGTTACCTACACACCACCTGCATTGAGTATTGCTGAATTGCAAAAGCTCTGTGCCGGCGAGATTATCTTCAAAGCGGCAGCATAGGTGTAAGCCATGCCGCCAAAGAAACTGAATCAACCTAAGTGCGCAGGACATAGAGAGCGCACACCTACGAAGCAAGGGGTGAGTTCGCTCACCCCTTTGATTAAGCTACCGAAAGAACCAATTAAGATAACAGCAATCAAATCGCTTTCCGAAATCAAAGTCAAAACACCGTTCGATGATTTATACTCTGACATATAATTCCGACACGAAGCAGAAAGAGATGAAGCCCGGAACACCCGGCAGCTACTTTGCACGTATTCATAATGTGACTGAAAACACATCAATACCCAATGCGACGTGGACAAACATTCCTTTCAACAGCAATAGCAACACGGACAACTTCACGCTTTCAGCGAACACGGTGAAGCCGCTTGTAGCCGGCACGTATGCTGTGCAGTTTGCGTTCTATACGAGTAATCAAGCGATCGGAATGATAAAGATACGCCTCAATCACACAGACAGAATTGATGCGATTGGTATTTGTGCTAACAATGCCGAGGACAATGCAAGCGGTATGAGCTTGTTCTATTTCGATGGTGTGAATGATACTGTCTCGCTTCAAGTATTTCATGGCAATGGGGCATCACGTAGCATCTTCATGACAGGTACGGACTATTATTGTTACATGAACCTTATCAGGGTAGGTGACTAATGGCGGCTTACCGTATGGAATGGTCACGTGTGGAAGATGGTTTGAATGAAACAACCATCAGAGCAGTTGTCACTGACACTTACTCTGAGTTGTTTACATCAGCAACCGCAGCACTTGTGAATTGCCTTTCATTTGGCAAACTCAAGCAAGCAATTGACCCCGAAACTGCCAAGTTTAGCGAAGACGAGCTTGAGATTGTCCTTGACCGAGCGGCAGTTGCTAACTCTGATGACTCCGCCTGCTTCACCATGTTGTTGCAAGCGGTTAATCCGAACATTGCACGCTTTGTTATTCTCTTTATCAAAGAAGGTAGTGCCGACTATAAGCAGATTTTCAGAGGTGTTTTGGATTCAAAGATGTCCGCAGATGACTATCTGTGGCAAGGTGCGAGCTTTGGCACGTCGCAGAATCCACAACGTGTCTGGAAGTTGAACGCACGTGTCTATAACAATGCCGTACTTGATGTGCCCATTGATACACTGTTACCTGCACTTGACAGCGTAAGCATGAACGCTTTTGAAGTTGCCAATGTCGCAAACCGTCCCGGCTATGCACTCACGGAATTGAAAGACCATACCGGAGCAGCAACAGGCAAGACGTTTGGAGCTTGGTTTGGTGCATTGGTGAACCTCAATACAATGCTTCGCTTATGCTTGGATTATGCCGAGTATTACTACATGGGCTTGAATTTTGAAGCGGTGATTGACCGTACTGTGTTGCCCTATCGCTTCACTTATCCTCGCATACAACCTTGGTACACACGCAGATGGAATGACCTTGGTAAACAGACTGTGAGAACTGTATTCCTTTATGAGCGTGAAGCAACCAATGGTGGATTCTTAACACTTGGCGATAGCGGACGTGATGAGTCAATATCACCGATTACAGGTGATTCCACCACACTTGATGTTGCTGACAATAGCCCTTTCGTCAATTACTTCATGTTCCGACCGAGAAACCCACAAGAGAAAGCTCTGAGTGCCATTGCAAAGAAAACATTGCTGTCATTGTTCTATGAGGTCGCTCGGAGTTTCGCAATGTTTCTGCAATTGAACTATGATGATGACGGTGTGTTGCATATCGCTTTTGTCAGTAGAGAAAAGGTATTCTATGACAGCGAAGGCGAGCTATTGCGGACATACTTTGCCGATGCCGACAAAGCAAGTATCACATCCGAGCCGATAGTAATCAGTGAAACAACCGAAAAATGGGTAGGCATAAGCAATCCTTATGCGGCAGACGGTTTCGACAAGTACGAAAAGCGTGACATTGCAGACCCGGGCAAGCAATCGGATTTGTACAAAGAGTATGTCGGCAATGACAACAAGTTACTGTTTACCATTAGCCCTACGATTTACAAGGTTGACACCATTGCCAACAAGGGCATGGATTTGAATATACCGCATCGCCGTTCATTGTGCGCAATAGATTATGACCCCGGAACAGGTTTGCCTGCTGTGTCTGACAATTGGTATAGCGGTATTGGTGAGATAGCTCACAATGCGGTATGCTATCCACGTGATGCGACTGCCGAAGCAACCAACAACCATGACCAAATAAGGTATGCAGAAACGCATACCGGAATATATATCAAGACACTTGACAAAGACTGGGTATCATCTGTTGACCTTGAAGGGCGTTACCAAGAAAAGGGAGCGGCGTTCTTCACAGAGGCAAGTGGAACCTATGAATGTTGGAGACCTGTATCCGGCATCCAAATAGCCGTGGATGGAGTGACTAAACAGTTCGACACTATTGCCGAGTATCTTAACGAGCTGATTGGTCGTGATGGTTCATTTCTCAAGAAAGAGTACAGTGTTGAAGTGCCATATCTGACACGATTCAGAGCAACGCCAACAGGCAGTGAATCATACTTCAATGTTCAACCCGGCAGAACAAGTATCATTGATTCTGAGGATTATAGCATTGTATCTGTCGAACGTGATTTGAACAACTTTACCACCTCGCTCAAGATGCGATTGCTTGAGCAGTACGATGGAAGTCAATCCGTACCGGACACCGGCGATGGTGATGAGATACTATCCGAGTCTGACAACTTAACTTCGACAAAGGATTTTGAAGCGAGTACAGTTGCACGGTTTGTGATAGAAGGACCATGTTTTGTTGGCGATCCTATTGCGCTTGGCTCTGGTGGTATTGCCGAAAGAGCCTTCCCTACAGAAGATTTCTATGGTCGCATCATAGGTATATGCCTTACAGAGTTCGACCCCGAAGCCGAAGAACTTGAGCGAAAGCTCATTGATGTATGTTTGTCCGGTATCTGTGATGCTCGCTTGAACTTGACAGTCGGTAGTAGAGTATGGATTCGTGACCTTGACGGCAATATCGGTGATGAACCTATAACAGCACCGGACGCAGGCGAACACTTGTATCAATCGCTCGGCACAGCTTTGCCATTTGGCTTAATGAAAGTGGACATTTCAGAACCCTATATCATGGAGTACTAATGTTTGTTAATCGTAGCATGATAACGCCTTTTGTGGATGCAGTAGTCCATAAGCTACTTGGCGATGTAGAGTTGTTTGAAGCTCTTGAACTTGCAATGCAGCAAATCATCAAAGCAGAGGCAAACATTGATGCACCTGATGATGTTGAAGATACCGAAGAGTGGATGATTAGACCATGTGCCGCTATCCTTTCAAAGCTTGTGCAACCAAAGATTGATGCAATCCAAGAGCCGATTATCGCACGTATAGAGCGTGACTATGCCGAAGCTCTCAAGACATTGCGTGCACATCGTGTTGTTCCTTCAACTGTTGCATCTGCTTATGGCACAATGGAAGGCGGTGTCGAATGGTAAAATCTATGAGAGCATTGATGACCGAGCTAATGCACGAGGTTGCAGATAGCGCACCTTATGCAACTGTCTATCGTGGTCAGTTCGACAATATCACTGTGACGGCACCTGCTTGTATAATCTATGTCGCACCGCAAGAGTTCCACCCGGCACATCAGTTCCTTCGCCAAGGCATAGGATATGTGTATTGTCTTGGTGAACCTGATGCTGAAACGTATGACAGTTACTTAAACAGTATCAGTCTTGCCGAGCAGGTCGAAAACTGTTTGATGTCTGTGCAGGGCATTGAAACTGTGCAGCCTGCACAACCATTGCAAGGTCTTACCTACAAAAGTGCTGTCATGGTCACGTTCACCTTCCATTACTGTACAGAAGAGTATTACCACTATCTCTTAGAAAGTGAGAATGCAGATGCCTAAGACACTTGCCACACGAGCACAGAAACGTCCTGCCTTGACTGACAAGACACGTGAACGCTATTATGCTGATGCGATTGACAACAACTGGAGTGTTGCTGACCTTGCCGACCGTAAGAACATCACGTACAATCAAGCACGTAACATCATGCGTAAAGGGAAAGGTGGTAAACTTGCTGCACCGGACGTGCTCACACGTAAGAAGGATTTGACCAAAGCACTTGAAAAAGGTTTTGATGAAATACTCAATGACCAAATCAAGTATGCAGCGGCACAGTTGGATGTGGATGTTGCAATGAATCCGGTTGACCGTGTGACTATGTTGCACAAGTTAGCTGCTACAAAGAAAGAAGCGCAAAAGATGTCCATCGAAGCGCATCTCAAGACAACTGATGCGGTCTTGATTGCTGCCATTATACGACGTTATGAACCTGATGCGACCGATGACCGAGTTATCAAAATCTATTACGAGGAACTTGAGAAATGGAAACATTCAGTGGTTTAGCACATAGCTTCAAGGAGTTTGAAAAGGCGGCACAGAACAAATCACAGATGCAAGCTGCAAAGCCGTTCCCGGATGCTGACATGATTGAAGAGCGACGTGTTCACCGCTTGTCAGAGTCCAAACGTGATTTCTGGAAGTTCGATGGAATATACTTCCCTAACGCGATGTACTCTGATGGATTCAGTCAGCCGGCAAAGTTCCACAAAGACCTTGTAAAGATTGCCGACACTCCGGGCGTTCAAATTGTTGCAGGTCCAAGGAAGCATGGCAAGACAGCAACAATGAAAAAGTATCTGATATACAAGTTGCTCACAGGTCAATTGCGTTATGCCGCTGTTGCTTCTTCGGTTTTGGAACCAAACGCACGGAATATCTTGTCTGATGTTGCTACGCTTATCCGTGACAATCCTCGCATCATGTATGATTACAAGGTAGTCATTGATACAGACAATGCTGATCAATTTAGTTTTTACGTCGAAGGGCTGACAGGCAAACGTATCGTAGAACCATTTTCCGAAGGTCGCTCGGTACGTTCGGCTTCGTCTGGTTTTGACCGTCCGCAGTTCATTCTTTACGATGATTTAGAAACCCGGACAACTCCGATCGGTGGAGAGCACACGAAATCACGTATCAGATTGCTTGGCGAATCCTATCAGTCATTGGTGGACAATGGCACTCTTGTATGTCTTGGTAACAACTTTGACCGAAGCGGCTATATCAATGTGCTGCTTGAAGAGCAAAAGAAAAACATCATCGGTGAAGGTTGGAAGGTACATGTCTATAAGGCATGGGAAAAAGGCAAACCGCTTTGGAAGTCTCGCTATCCGGTAAAGACCGAAGCCGAACTACGTGCCAAGCTAAAACCCTTGGATGAGGCGGAATGGCAAGGTGATTTTCAACAAAACCCGATTCCACCGGATGGATTTTACTTCAAACGTCCGCATCATGAGTATGATGGAGCATTGCCCAGCGATTGTAAGGGTGTGATATTCGCTGACCCGAACCTTTCATTGACTGGGCAAGGTGATACAGGTGCTATCGTTGTCTATTTGCACAGTGCTAAAAACCAAAAGTATTACATACCGGAACTCCGCTGCAAATCGTACAGCAATAGCAATGACCTTGTCGAATCGTACTTTGAACTTTATCAAAAGTATAAGAAGTACATCTTCGCTTGTGGCTGGGACGGTAATGTTACTCAAGAGGCAACGTGGACAAACTTTATTCGCAATTGGTGTCAGTTGAACGATACTCCTTTCCCACGGATTGAATACAAACGGTACAAAGTGGATTTGCTGGCAAAGAATGTGAAGCTCGGCTGGGACAAAGGTGATATTGTGTTTCATAAAAGCATCGCCCGGACTGATGAAGGCAAAGTGTTCCTTAATCAAGTGTTTGCTTTTAGTGGCAAGACGGCAAACAAAAAGGACGACGGACCTGATGTGATGATAAGTGCGCACGAATTAGCACACGAAAGGCATCTTGTTCGCCTCAAGGCAAGTACAGCAATAGAAGTGTTTACTTTAACTAACTCATATTCGTTCTGACATGATTTACATTGATAGCTCATTACTCAATAAGCGTTTCCCGACGCTGTCAAAGCTGATGGGTATGTACTCATCATATCGCAACACAGACATACGCAGTCGTGATGTCAGACCACTTATGAGTGTGTGTAACCGCATACTTGAAGCCGATCCGCGTACTCAAGGGCACATGGATGTTCGCACCGCCGCCGTCACGGGTTATGGTTGGCGTATCGTTGCCAAAGACCCTGCGGCAGAGCAACAAGCTCAGGACGCTGCAAGGCGTTTGAAGAAGATTATCAATACCTATCTTGACAATGTTGTCTTCGCGCCTGCCTTTGGTTGCTTCGTGATGCAGCTCGAATGGAGCTATGACCCGGTGCTCGGCAATTCGTGGAAGATTACCAAGATATTTGATGCGACAGAAATTGAGCGCGATGGTGACAATGTGTATGAGCTTCAAGGTACTTCGACCATTACCAAGATACCACTTGTAAATGATGCGACATCAGCAAACTTCTATGTGATTGATTTGAGCCGTAAGAAACCAATCTTACCATCAATCGCAATCCATGAAGTGATGCTCAATGACAACTTGCAGAACTGGGCAAACTTCGCTCGCAAATTGATGGGCTTGGCATTAGCGCAATGGAATGAAGGTGCTGCACCCGAAGAGAAAGAGATGGCAAAGAATGTTATTGCCACATTGCAAACAACGAACTATGCTGCCACATCAGATGGCATTAACTTCGATTTCAAAGAGTTCGTGTCCGGGCAAGGTAGTGCAACATATAAGGACATCAAAAGCGAGTTAGAGAAAGACATTGCTATTGCTTTCCTTGGTCAAGCCAACACGGCAGAGTTGCCAAAGGGTAGCGGCTTAGCAGCAATGCAAGTGCTCAATCTTGTGAGGGGTGACATCCTCTGGCAAGACATGCAAAGGGCTATGAATGTCATCAATGATCAGATACTTGTTGCTGACTATCGCAGTCTAAAAGCGTCCGAAGATGTGCCATATTACTTTGAGTTCAACATTGACGAAGAGATTGACAGAGAGAAAGAAGTACGCATAGTTGACACCGCCCTTAAAGCCGGCTTGAGTCTTGATGCTGCACAGGTCTATCAAAGAATCGGCATGAAGCTACCTGAAGGAGTTGAACCTGTTATTGCACCGAAAGCGAGCTTGTTCTGATGGAACTTACACTCACATACGAGCAACTTAATGCGCTTGGCTTATATGCTGCCGAGATGATTCGTGAGCGGACTGCCAAAGGTATTGATGCAGAAGGTAAGCCCTTTAAGCCATATAGCACAAAGACCTTTTTTCGACCGGTTGGCGGCTTGACAGCGAAACAGCGTGCCGCACTTGCAAAGCTCGTGAAAGAGAACAAAGCTGAGTACATCATGAAAGACGGTCAAAAGCTCTGGGCACTTATCAATGGTTATGACACGTGGAAGAGTGTTGCTTTCCCGGACGAGTATGACGGCGGCATTGTAAACCTTCGCGCAACAGGTAAGATGATGGATGCTCTCACGGTAATTGATGTGAAGGAAAACAAAGGTGAAGTGACTCTTGGCTGGGCACGCCCTGAGCTTGCTCGGATTGCACAGTACAACATTGACCGTGGGCGTATGTTCCTTGGTCATTCAAAGAAGGAAACAAGTGAGCTTGTTGAACAGTTCATCAAATTAGTGAAGGTGGTCTGATGTATCCATATTACTGTTATCTCTCATATTCGAATAATGCTGGTAGTACGTGGACTGAATTGATTGCAGACATTAGTGACTATGATGCTCGCAACAATGTGACACGCAGGCAAGGTACGACACTACGAGGTAAGCAATACGATGTACTAATGTTCAATCAAAGGAACTTTACAGTGGTTGTCCGACCTGCCTTTGCGAATATGCAAAAGGATTTCTTTGTCGCATTTCACAAAGCCGAGCTTCGCCGCTTCAAATTGCGCAATGAAGATGCTTGGATAAACGTATCGCTTGCAGGCGGTTTTGAACCGTTCGAGTATCTGGAAGGTATCAAGATATTGCCTGTTGTCACATTAAACATGGTGGAGATTGCATAATGGCAGATATAGTCCTTAACGCGATAAACAAGGTACATCGCAGACCAATCAAAGGAGTGCGAATCAATGAGATTGATGATACAGATTCAATCTTCATTCACAATGCCGAAGGTGAATCCTCACTCACCATAGACCCGATTACGGTGACAACAGGCATGGGCACAACCTTTGACGAAGCGTATAGAGTAACCGCAACAATCTATATGCCGCAGAACAACTTTGAACAGTTCGCATCTGACCTTGAGTATTTAAGCAAAGCTCGTAAAGGTTGCAATGTTGAAGTGATGCTTGGTGACATGTCCGGTTTTAGCTCGAATTACAATGCAGGTGCTACAGCAAACAATCATGAAGGTGGTGCATTATTATCGCTTATTGACACTACCACAGAACGATGGAGTATATCATTGCGATATGAATCACCGGAGCAGCGGCAGCGACTTATTGTGACGTGCAGCACTATCTGTACAATTGGTAACATACTATTCAATGGGACTCTCTAATGGAAGTGATTTTTGAAAATGAAGAAGTCAAAGTAGTCTTTGATGAGATGCTAATTACGGCAGAGATGTACTGTGTAGCAAACACGGCATACAATTACTTTGTGGACATGACACAAAACATGAAAGACAATGTGTCCGTGACCGAACGCATACGATCTGGCGAGGTCTCATGGTTGTTTGAGTGCTGTTCAGCTCTGTTCAGATTTGTTGACAAAGAAGGCAAAGCAAAGCCATACGATATAATCTCTCACAGTGAGATGAAGACATTACTTATGAGCTTGCCTCACAGCTTTGTGCAGGTATTGAAGAGCAAAGTAGAGTTTTTTTTTCAATTGCCAGAGGGGTTGTTGAGCAAACCAATAATGCCGTCGAAGCAGCGGAGCAACGCCGCCTTAGTCGAACAATTAGCACTCAAAATGATAGAAAAGCAGATAGCTACACAAAACAACTCGTCGCAATAGCACAGGTCTATCAGGAAAATGAATTGCAAAGGCGAATAGTCGAGTCCCGGCGTTCGCCTTTTTTTGTCAAGTTATTTAGTAATCCGGTGGAATTGCACCAAGCAAGACAGATACTCTGGTCAGATATATTCAACACCATTAAACTTAACGCGGAGCAAGCATGGCTACACAACTAATAGTAAAGGTAAAGCCCGAACTCGACCAAAAAGAGTTTGAAGAGCAACTCAAAAAAGCAATCAAGATGGCTGAGTCGGCTTTGAAGATAGCCGAGACTGTGCAGCTCTCAATCGAAGCGGACACAGATAGTCTTGACAAGCTTCAATGGGCTATAGATAACTTATCAGCTGATGACATTGAATTGACGGCTGATGGTAGCGACGTTATGAGTGAAATCAATAAGATTGCCTCACAATGGGACGATATCAAGAATGGTGCTAATGATGCTTACAATGAACAATTTGCGGCAGTTGCTAAATTAGCTCGTGAAGGTAAACAACAAACCGAAGAGTATGAACAAGCCATTGCCTTGCTCCGTGAACGTAAGCAAGCTGTTGACGACATTGCCAAAGCCGAAGCCAAAGTGACAGCCGAACTGCAAGACCAAAACGATGTACCAATGCCTGATGCCGGTGACAGTGCACTTGGTTTCCTTGCATTGTCCGAAGCACTTGGAACACTCAATGAATCGTTCGGGTCTATTGTGGAATCCGGTTCCGAGTTTGCCGAAGCGCAGAAAGCCTTGAGAGCACAGACCGGAGCGACAGCCGAAGAGATGTCAGTACTTAAAGACCAAGCACGTGAAGCGTTTGTCAATGGTGTGGGTGAATCGGCATCAGATGCAATCAAAGTTATAGGGCAAGCAAAGCAGACGGTGGGTAAGTTCTTTGATGGTGACGAGCTGAATAGTTTTATCCTATCTGCTAACAATGCAGGCAAAGCGTTTGATGTTGACGTGAATGAGGTATTGCAAAAGAGTCAAGGATTCATACAAGCGTTCGGGCTTAATGCTGATGAGGCAGGCAATTTATTGACCTTGGCAATGCGTGATGGTAAAGTAGCCGCAGGCGATGTCCTTGATACAATTCAAGAGTATCCACTTTTGATGAAGCAAGCAGGGTTAAGCGCAGAGGAGTTCATCGGCATCATGACACGTGGCAGTGAGGCAGGTAGCTTTACCACAGATAAGATTGCCGATGCTATCAAGGAGACACAGATACGCCTCAATGCAGGTGATATTGATGCAGCTTTGGCAGGTCTTGCAAATGTTCCCAAAGGTCTGCAAGATGAGATTGCCAACATTGCCAAAGCAGCGAAAACAGGTGAAATCTCTGTCAAAGACTTGATGTTCCGTGTCACAGAGGCAACAGAGAACGCCGTCAAAGAAGGTACAATCAGCGAGCAGTTACGTTCACAGATTCAAGTAGGTATAAGCGGCAGCCCGGCAGAAGAGCTTGGTACAGAGCTTTATGCAAAACTCTTTGGTGCTCCTATCAATACAGATGAGATAAGTGCAAAGGCAAGCAATGCCGCTGCTATTGTTCAAGAGTCATTCAACCCTTCCATCACTGACAAGATTACCAAGCAACTTACATTCCTTCAAGAGCAAGCAAGTGCAGCATTATTGCCGCTCGCGAAGGGCGCACAGGCATTGACGGCAGCAGCTCCACAGTTGGCAGCTGTCAAACAGATACTCCCACCCGGAGCTGCCGAAGCATTTGAAAAGAACCTTGGCAAGATTGCCACACAAGCCAAAGACCAACTTGCACCGGCACTCAGTAAGTTAGGTCCTGCACTCGCTAACCCGATGGTGCTCGGTGTTGGTGCGTCCGTTGCAGCTTTGGCACTCTTCTTCACACAAACCGAGCGAGGTCAGAAGATATGGGACGATCTTAGCGATGGAGCAACAAAGCTCTATGAACGCATTGAGCCTGCACTCACCGCCGTTGGTGATTTGTTTAGTGAAGTGTTCGGCTTTATTGTTGAGGACGTGATAGGCAATGTGACCTTCGTTGGAGAGTTTATCGGTCTGATCATTGATAAGGTGGTTGATTTGGCTGGTTCCTTGAGCGATTTCTTTGGCTTATCCACCGAAGGTCAAGGGCTAACAGACACAGTAAGTACGCTTGAGTCATCATTCAACAAAGTATCAATCACCATACGCGGTGTCACCGAAGCTATGACCGCATTGCGTGAAGGTGCGCTTGAGATACTGTCGAAACTCTTAGATGGTGACATCACCGGAGCATTGTCCGCCGCGTCGAATTTGGGTGATAAAGTAGGCAATGCCTTCAACAAAGGCGTACAGGAAAAATCAAAGGAGTTAAGGCTTGAAGGATTGCAGAAACAAGTTGAAGCAGGGTTTGAAATCAAAGGCAATCTTGATAAGAACAACCGATTGAAAGAACTTGCAGACAACTATGCAAAGACAACTGATACTGTGAAGAAGCAGAACATTGCCGAGGTCATCGGCAGAGAGTTTGGAGTTGCAGCAGAAGAGGCAGGCAAGTTTGCCGAAGCACAAGAGCAAGCCTTGACAGGACAATTGCAAGGCTCACAGAAAGCCTTTGTTACTTTGCTCAAGGAACAAGGTGACACATATTTGCAGAACAAAGGTAAAGCCGAGCAACTCCGAAAAGAGATAGTTGCTCAAGCCATTGCGGGCAAGGACGTGACCAAGTTAACCGAAGAGTACAACAAAGTAGCCGAAGCAACCGAAGAGAGCCGTAAGGTACTTGAAGCTACTGTTGACGAGGGCAAAGGTCTTGGCATCACGTCCGACAATCTTGAAGAAATAGCCAAGCAAGCAGGGCTTTCAGCCGAAGAAGCGGCTAAGATGGCAGGTAACACGAAGAAGTTTGCTGCCGAGACCAATGCCGCCAAACAAGCAGCACGAGATTTGGCAGCGGAATGGAATAAGGCAAAGCAAGAGTTGGACAATGGTATATCCGGCAATACTGCAAAGCTATCACAGATGGCTAAGGAAGGCGGACGCAATACAGAAGAGTTTAAGAAGCTTGTTCAAGAGACACGTAACCAAGTTAAGCAACGTGAGGCAGCAGCTAAGACCGAAGAACAGATACAGAAGATTACCGGACAAATCAAACCGGAATACAAGACCATTGCGGAGCTGATTCAACTTGCTTATGACAAACGTGCTGCCGCTCTTGACATTGAAGAGCAAATCTATGGCATAGCAGTCGAAAGTACAAGGCTTGCCCAAGGGCGTGAGCGCAATGCCGGTGATGAGATTGCAATTGCCGAAAAGACACTTGAGATACAAACTCGCAAACAACAAGCATTACTTGATGAACTTGCCCAAAAGAAAGCCATAGTCAAAGAGTCAAACGGTGAGTTTGAGATTACCTTAAAAGGTCTCAAGAAAGAAGACAAAGCCAAGTTTGAAGCTGACCTTGAGCAGTTAAGCCGTGACATAGCGCAGTCAGACAATGCCGTTGCAGAGATACGCTTGACATCAAAGATTGATGATGCAGCATTCCAAAAAGAACTCAGAGCCTTTGAACGCGAGCAAATTTCCATTGACATTGAGCTTGGATTTGCAACCAATAGCAGCCTTAGTCAAGCACTTGACCAAGAGATACAATCGGTTGACGGTCAGATTGCAGAGTTGCGTAAGAAGCTCACACCTGAAATTGACCCGGAGACAACCAAACAATACAAACGACAACTCCTTGAGCTTATCAGAGAGCGTCAAGGTTACGAGCGCGAAAAGACAGCTATCATTGAAGAGAGCAAACAGAAAGAAATTGAAACATTGCGTTCGGTTGCATCGGCAGAGCTTGCCGAGTATGACAAACGAATTGAACAGCGTATAGCTAAGTTAAGTGTGTCCTTCGGTCTTGAACAGTCTATGAAAGATAAGTTCAACCAAGAGCAACTGGCAGACTCTACCAAAGCCATTGATGATGAGACCACTAAGATACTTGCAGCCTATGATGAGAGATTCAATGCAGAGCTTGCAGCCCTTGAGAACACAAAGAGTGCAGGCATACTCAGCCAACGCAGCTATGACGAGCAGAAGATTACCTTGACTAAACAAGCCGAAGCCGAGAAGCTCCGCATAGAGCAAGAGGCACAAGAGCAGCGTGAACGCATTGCAGAAGAGGCAAGGCAGCGTACATTGCGACTCGAAAGCGAAGCGCAGTCTAAGGCATTGATTGCATCAGCAGCGGCAGCACGTAAACGCTTAGACCTTGAGATTGAACAAGCCGAGAAAGAGATAAGCATTGCCAAATCAGTGAACGATGCCAAAGCTGTGGAAGAAGCAAATGTGCGTCTTGAAGGTTTGAAAGCGCGCTTAACCGAAGAAGGCAATATCCTCAATACCCTTGCGCAATCGCTCGGTGAAGATGTTACATCAGCCATTGCGTCCGGTATAGGTGGAGATGATGAAGCGTTCGATGATTCATACCGCAAGATATTTGGTAAGCTCGCAGGTGCACTCAAGGCATACCTTAGTTCGTTTGTATTAGAGATTGTACTCTCATCACCGCTTATCAAGTCAGCTATTGCAGCAACCGGGTTCCTTGCACCAATCACTACCGCCGCAATATATGGCACTGTCTATGCAGGTGTGAACGCACTCGCCTCACCTATCATTGATGGTTTAACATCGTTTGCGACAGGTGGTCGCATTGACCAACCTACAGTAGCGGTTATTGGTGATGCGTCACGTTTAGGTGGCAGCAACCGTGAATGGGTGACGACTGATAAACAGTTGCAGACTATTGTGCAAATGTCTTCGAGTGCTGTTGCCGTGCCTTTGGTTGCTGAGGTGCGTGCATTACGTGCAGCGTTTGAGTCCGGTGTGATTGTTGGTGAGCTTCGTGGCAATGACCTTATGCTTATTGTTAAAGCGGCAGAACAGTCATATCGCCGTCGTATTGTGTAGTTTTGTACTATTCATTGTGCCGTTACCAAATTATTTCATTTCGCGCAAATTATCTTGGTAACGGCTTATATTAATTTGGTAATGTTCAATATCTTT